GCACTGACGGGCGCTGAGCCCATACCATCAAACGTGGCAAAAGTGTCCTGTACTGAGCCTCGCGCGCGCCACAATGCCGCTGCATACATAAGCGTACCCAGCGTGACATCGTGGCCCGGGCTTGTGGTCAGACTATCAAAATAGCCAGACTCTTGCCTGCGCCGATAAGCAAAGTCGTTAGCAGCAGCTCGGGCCTGAGAAGCAAGCGTGTAGTCATCACTTGGGTTAGTGATATCCACGCCAAGGTATGTAACCAATTCTGCCACTGTTACCCATGTGCAGTTCTGCGTATAGGTAATTGTGCCAGCCGATGCAATGCGGCCAACGTCTGTGCCGGTACAAGCAAAGAGCACCTGGTTAGGGATGCTGACATTGCTATTAAATAACAGATCACCTTCTGTGTCTATGCCGATGTACTCATACTTGGGCATGGCATAAACCACAAAGGTGCCGTTAAAGGGTGCAGCAACACTGGCAACAGTGATGGATTGCCCCACCTCAATTTCGGTATCGGTCAGTGTTTGTAGCACTGCATAGTTGTCTAGCAGTTGCTTAAAAGTGACTGTGTATGTAGCCATCGGCGGTAGCCGCCTTTCAGACTATGAAACTGTGATTTTTTGTACTTGCTTTGCGTCAGCAACAAACAATGAGGCATAGCCGTGATAGCTCATGACCTTGCCCAATGTGGATGGTTCGTCACGTGTAAGCAATCCGCGGATGCTTTCATAGAACTCGATAGCAGCGCCACGAGCTACAACCATGGTGCCAGCCGCAAAGTTGCGGTCAGCTACAAGGTTTAAGCCGAATGGGTTGAAAGTGTTAGCCACTGTGATATTTGCAGCACCCATTCCGTTTACTCCCATAAGTCCAGCTGCACCCACGTATGGGAACACTGGGCGCTTATCGCCGTCTAGCTGTGCGCCAAGAGCTTGCCATACGCCAGGTGCCACGAAAATGTGATCAGGCAAAAAGTTTGTGTCTAGCAAAATGTTGTATGCAGCAGTGTAGATGGCTGAAATTAAAGTGCTTGGGTCGTTGGCTGTTACTGACCATGTAGCGCCTGATGCAGTTCCACCAGCAACCAAGCCATCAGCGGCAAGGTTGTCAGAAGCCTGCATGTACTGGCCCATTAAGTCGTTAATGATGATGTCCATCGAGCCAGGGCTCGTAAAATCAACATCCTGTAAGGACAAGGTGACCTGTCCAGCAAGTGTGGTTTTGCTGATTACGTTTGAAGCAATCACAGGGGTGGTTGCTGATACTGCTGTGAGCTCTGTGCTCTGAGTCGCAACGCTGGTGTGAGTTGTCCATGTTGGGCGAATAAAAGTCTTTTGGTTTCCGCCGTCTGGATAAGCGCGAGCGCCGATGGCTGCAACTACTGGGCGAATTGCTTGGTTAAGGTTCGCAAATACAGGTCCGAGCACTGGCACTGGCAAGAGTCCTGGCGTATCGGTTGTAAGAACGTCACCAGCTGCGAATTGAAAAGCTGATTGTTTGGAAGCAACATAGTCACGTGCGGCTGCAGCAACGTTGTCAAAGGTGGTGCCACCGATGTGCATTGCAGCGAGATATTCGCCTGGTGTTGGCAGGTCAAACTTGCGTTTTGGCTGGGCAAAAACTGTGGATGCTTCGATGACTTCTGGGGCTGGTGTTTCTGACACTGGGTTCTCCTGTGGTTCGGTAACTTCAGGCTCATCGGGTGCCGTTTCTGTATTATTGCTTACTTCATCCTCTGATGTGGGGATACTCGCTGCAACATCTGTGATGGTAGCACCTGCAAAGGCTGGCTGTGGTACAAGTGACAACTCCATCCAATCGGCTGCTTCCACGATCATGACGCCATCTTCGTTAAACGAAAACTTGGTGGGGTTTACGCCTACCGAGACAGAATCGAGTACGCCATCGGCTGCCAAGATTAGGGCTTCATCGCCTAGGGCTGTCGTTGAGACTTTGGCTGTGAAGTACATAGCCTCATCGTCATCGGTGCGCTCGGTGACAAGGCCAATAGCCTGCGTAGAGTCGTGACTCATGTAGAGCTTTGGGGCTTTGCCTTCTGTTGGCAGTGAGCCCGGCAGGAAAGAAACTGTTTGGCCACCTGAGACTGTGGCCTCGGTGTTGTATGGCAGGGCAATGCCTGTAATAGTGCGCTTAGGGCCGTCATCTGTGGCGGCATCAACTGAGAATGTGGAACTGGTAAAGCGCATCATGCGAGTGACTCCTGGGTGTTTTCTTGTGGTTCGGTGTCGGGCATTTTGTCGGCTACATAGTTTTCTTCTAGGTAGCTCTTTGTATCAAACTTTACATAGGTGCCACGCGGCAACACGTTGTTCATTGACAATGTACTGGCGATGCAATCGGCGTATGGCTTGACACCAAAGATGTAGAGATCAGCGCGTGATTGCTCACTGCTGGTGTAAGCATAAGCACCAGTGGCAACACCTACAAGGTAGGGGGGAACACCACATAGGCGTGCCAGGTCTAGTGCTGAATACTGGGCTGACTCGATCATCAGCATTTTGTCCGGTGTAGCAGTGCTGGCTTCATAGCTGAGGAACTCATTAAGCACTGCAGTCTGGCTAGTCAATCGAGCCTCTTGGAACGCTGCGCCAATCTCTGACAACTCTTGAGCACTCAATGGCTCTCCGCCAGTCTGTTTTAATACGCCACTAGGTAAAGAACTTTGGGCATTTTTATAGCGTGATTGTTCTACCTTTAACGCTGTAGCAATGGTCTGCTCGGAGCTGTAAATGATGCCTTGAATAGGGCTAAGAAACTGGATGACATTGCGGTAGTCCAACTCATTGCCAGCAAAACTAATGGCTTTAGAGGGCTGATAGAAAACGGGCCCCTCTTCATCGGCAGTCTGAATAGAGCCCATCGGTAAAAGTTGGAACTTTGTTGGGTAGCCATCAACCGTGCGCTCGGTCACATACCACATAGCACGCCCGTAGAACAAAAGCGACTCAAGTGTGTAGGCCATGATGTGGTTGTAGGTTACGGCTGGGTCTGGCTGGCGTAGCCAGGACCTAGGTGCCAGTGGTATTTCTTCCATCTCGCCAGTGGCATCGTTATACATTTCGCCGTACATTTTCAACGGCATACAAGCAATAACAGAAGCCAAAAGGTCACGTGATCGAGACACCGTAGCCAGCGTCATAGCGCGGTCACGGGCATAACCAGACTGGTAGTTGTAAAGATTTTTTAGTGGGTTTGTGCTGTTGCCTGTAGGCGCGTACCCGACAGCGGCTTGCACTGATGGTGTTGAAATAGCAGCCTTGGTCACTGGCTTATTGAAAATACCCATAGCGGTAGTATGCCACTTTCTGCCGGGTGTGTGTGGTACTGCCCTGCTCATCCCGACAACGCCCAGAGCAGTACCGCCAATACTTTAGCGACTAACTACCACCATCATTGGCTTACCTGCTTGCTTGGGTCGTGACGCTAAAGCGGCAGCCCAAATAGTGCAGCGCGCCAACTCGATAGGCCCAGGGGAACGCTTACTGCTGAGCGCTAACTGGTTTGACTGCATAATTGCTACTGATCGGTTCATATGTTCGGCAAGGTTTTGCTCACCTTGGTGCACAAGTTTTGCATCGTTAATCTGTGCCCTGACAAGTGAGGTGTAGCGCAAAAGTTCGCCGTAGCCCACAACCTTGGTGCGCCTAGTCAAAGGCAACGGCACATGATGTTCGAGCGCTGGCGTCACGGCCAGCCCGAGTAGTGGATGAGCCGCGCAGGCATCCATCATGGCCTGTTGGCACTCGGCCAAGGACTGAACGACAAACTCAACAGACACGTGCACTACTCCGACATCATCTACAGCTGCACGAACAGCAACATAGCGCGAGCCGTCAAGGCTTGAGTCGCAAGCAAGCCAGCCATTATCGGGCCCTTGAATATCCGATAGGCAAGCATCCCACTGGCCAGGCTGTAGCCAGCAAGCATCGGCATTGACAAACTGGTTAAGGCTGGCGCGTAGAAATGATGATCTGTCTGGGTGGTCAGCATCTATCAACATCGACTGCAGCTCTAGGGTTTGTCCAAGCGCTGGGTTAGCCCAGCCCCACCAGCTTGTGTCCATGACATCTACACCTGGCGGTGGTGACCATTCCGCAAAGTAGAAAGCCCCGGCACGTTGCTCGCCAATAAGTGACAGCCCTAATTCTCGATACCTAAGCATGGCCGTGGATGCCTCGGTGCCAGCAGTAGAAGTCATAACCATAATTGGTGAGCCACCAGCGGTGCGCGTGTTGCGAGCCTTCATAGTTGGCCGCAAAGAATGAGCCATGACAGCATCATCTACTGCATAGATTTCATCCACCCAAATCAGGTCTGCCGATAGACCCATTCCTGCTGATGGCGTGGCTGCCTTAATAAACCAGCGCGACCCGTCAGGCATCTGCAGTTCCATACGGCCATATCCCCACTTGGGTTTAGCGTCAAAATACTGCTCAAGAATTGGGGCCAAGAATTGGTACTGCAAGTTAGCCAGCGGTAACTCATGCGCCGAACTAATCACGGTCTGTGGTTTGCCACGTAGTGCAGCAATGCTAGTCAGCCAGGTGCCCACGATTGCCTGCCCTAAAACAGTCTTGCCGTTTTGTCTAGCAACTGTGATTAAACCGGAACGATTAACTAGATCACCATCGGCATCTGATTCTAATAATCCCATAGCGGCATGCACCTGCCAATTCATGAGCTCGACTTGCATGTACTTGCGCGCAAACTCAACAACCAAAGGTGCGTAGACGGAAAGTCCCGTAGTCACAGTTTCCAATCTGGGCAAAGTCCTACCGACTCCAACCTGATCAGGCCAGTCCTCGCCAGTTCCCGCCAGTTCAGCCCGACTTGGCGTTATCTTGCGT